TGACCACGCCAGCATCGCGGATGGGGCGGGGATCACCTCCACCATCACCGTTACCGGGGCTGCGCTTGGTATGCATGCGACGGTCAGTTGCAGCGTAGACCTCGCCGGGATCACCCTGACCGCTTGGGTTTCCTCTGCCAACACGGTCTCCTACCGCCTCCAGAATGAATCTGGCGGGGCCGTGAACCTGGCAAATGCTAACTTCTTCGCCCGCGTTACCCCACACTCCATCTAATATGACTAACCGCGACGATCTAATCTTAGAGCGCCTTGGTTATATCTGTGCGAAAATTGAAATGCTCCCCGAACTCGTCAAGCGGGACGAGGAGCACGACAAACGCCTAACCTCGCTCGAACACTCCCGCAGCAAAACTGTGGGAGTGGCCAGCGCCATCTCTGTTGTAGTTGGCGCCTTCGGCTTCTTTATCAATCTCCTATTTGGGAAGGCCTCCTAATGGATACCCCCCGCCTGCGTACTTCTCAAACCTTTGAGGAGATCGCGGACCACCTTGCCCTTGGGCTTCTTGCGAAGCTCAAGGATGGTTCTGCCACTGCGGCAGACCGCGCCATTGCCGCCCAACTCCTCAAGGACGTTGGCGTTACTCTGCTGCCGGCTGCGCCGGTCACTACCAAGCTTGCTCGCGCCCTCCCCTTTCCTGGGGAAGAGGACGACCGCAAGCCCATTCAATTCCCGAAAGGAAATAACTAATGGCTGATGTTACTACTGCGATCGGCGGGCTCCCGCCCGGCGCCGCCCTGCCCACCATGGGCCTTACCACTTCCGAAAAGGAATACGAGTTTACCAAGACCGCCGGCAGCCGGAACCTCCGCGCCGTTCAGATGATGGCCGAAGCTGAGTGGCAGTATACGCACGCAACTGGCGGAGCCCTCTTCATCGTCCCCGCCAATGTGCCTATCACCATTGACGTTTACAAGACTCCGCAGTCTGTATTTGCCAAGGCAACCGCGGGCACCGCCACCCTCCGCCTGATGATGGCCGACTAATAAGGATTTTCCGTGTCTGCTCATTCTCCAGTAAGCTCCGCTTCAATCACGGGGGCCATCACGCCCCCGGATTGGGCAACCTTCACCATCACCGGTCATTTCAAGTGCACCGAAAACACGGGGTACTACCAAGTCCTCACCATGCTTTCTAATGGTGGGTACGGAACGAATTATTACCAGACCTACCTGGACGACAACACTACCGAGATTTACAACCTGCTTTCCCTGGACTGCAACTTTGTCAACGGTGGCAATGTGGTTCACGGAAACCCCATCACCTATGGCCAGTGGCATACTATGGTGATGACGCACCGCGAAGCGGACAGCGTTGGCTACAACTCGGTTTGGCTTGATGGCGTCCACCACCCCGGCTTGCCGCTGAATGTGGATGACGACCCGGCCTCTGGCACGCTTACCTTCTTCTCCGACCTCGAAGGAACGCCGGCCTGGTTCAAGGGGCGGCTTGCCAGCTTCAAGTTTTTCCGCGGCATCGAAATGACCCAGGCGGAGGCGAACCTTGAGCTTGCGCAAGTCCAGACCGTGGACACTACGCACATTGTTGCCAACTACCCTCTCCACAACAACGCGAACGATATTAGCGGCAACGGCTTTCACCTGACCCCCACTGGCACCATTGTATGGGACACCGTGGACACCCCTGGAATCCCTGACGTTGCGAGCGGAGACATTTTCCGGCGCTTTAACCGTCTCGGTCGGAAGCCTCGCCGACACCTTCTTGGACTGTAATGGAACCTGACCCGCTTAAACGAAACTTTGCTAATTTCCTTTTCCTTGTCTGGCAATACCTCCGACTCCCCGACCCTACCCCGGTGCAATATGATATCGCCGGGTTCATCCAACATGGCCCCCGCCGGCGAATGGTGGAGGCCTTTCGAGGGGTCGGTAAGTCTTGGATTACAGTAGCCTATGTGGTTTGGCGCCTGTACTGCAACCCGCAGGTAAAGGTAATGGTGGTCTCCGCCAGCAAGACGGCCGCAGACAACTTTACTACATTCTGCCTACAGCTTATCAATGGCATGCCCGAGCTGGCCCACCTGATCCCGCGCGCGAATCAGCGCGATTCTAAAATCCAATTCGACGTTGGCCCAGCCGAACCATCGAAAGACCCCAGCGTTAAGAGCGTGGGTATCACTGGTCAGATTACCGGCAGCCGCGCCGACCTGATCGTGCCTGACGATATCGAGGTTCCGAACAATTCGCAAACTCAGATGATGCGCGAAAAGATCGCTGAGGCCATCAAGGAGTTTGACTCCGTGTTGAAGCCGGACGGCGATATCGTCTATCTCGGTACGCCGCAGTGCGAGCAATCGGTTTACACGCTCCTGCCCGCGCGAGGCTACACCATCCGCATTTGGCCGGCGCGCTTTCCCAAGACTGTCTATCCGTACCTTGCGCCGTTCCTGGCCGAGGCCTTGGAGAACAACCCGAACCTCGTTGGTCGCCCAACTGATCCGCGGCGCTTCGACGACAAGGATTTGACGGAGCGCGAGGCCTCACAGGGGCGCTCCACCTTTACCCTCCAGTACATGCTGGACACCAGCCTTAGCGACGCAGACCGTTACCCGCTCAAGCTGGCCGATCTAATCGTAATGAGCCTAGACACCACCCTTGGCCCCGAAAAAGTGGCGTGGGGTTCCGGTCCAGAATTGCTGTGGAATGATTTGCCGAACGTTGGGATGCAAGGGGACCGCCTCCACCGCCCCATGTTCGTATCCAAAGAGCAATTCATTCCGTACCAAGGCGCAGTCATGTACGTTGACCCGTCAGGCCGCGGCAAGGACGAAACGGCCTATGCGGTGGTCAAGTGCCTCCATGGCATGCTATTCCTTACCGCCTGGGGTGGCTTCCTCGGAGGCTACACCCCGGAGACCCTTGGCGCCCTGGCCGGCGTTGCGAAGGCCCACAAGGTAACGCACGTATTGTGCGAGCCGAATTATGGCGACGGAATGTTTACCCAACTCCTCAAGCCCGTTATGGGGCGTATCCACCCGCAATGCGCGGTGGAGGATGCGGAGCGATCGGCTGGCCAGAAAGAACGCCGGATCATTGACACGCTCGAACCAGTTTTGAATCAACACAAGCTGATCGTTGATCGCCGGCTGATCGAGGCTGACTTTAAATCGACGGCAGATTACCCGACCGAGGTAGGCCACCGCTACCAGGGCTTCTATCAACTAACCCGTATCACAAAGGACAAGGGCAGCCTTCTCCACGATGACCGGCTAGACGCCCTGGCCGGCGCTGTCCACTACTGGCTAGAGCACATGGAGCGTGACCTTGACCGGGCCGTTGCGGACCACCGCGCGGACCTCCTGGACAAGGAGCTTGAGGAGTTCGCCGCCCACGCCTTTGGCGGGCTCTCAGGGCCGCGATCGGAGCCGCAGCGTACTTGGCTGAGCTTCTAAACCCCGTGGCCTACAGGGCGATTTAAAAGGGACACTTATACGATAGCACCCGGGGCGGAGCCCCACCCCGGATGCTCTCTAGATACCTATAGATTCTTATGCTTCTTTGGAGGACGAGGAGGGAACAGCTTCGGGTACACCCGCCTTAGGTAAGTAAGCTGTGACCGCGCACGGTCCCCCGCCTTGGGAAAGTCAGTGTAGCCAAGAGCCAAGGCTAGCTCCTTGCCCGAGACCCCCTCACACCACAACCCCGACACCAATAGGACACGCTCCATTGGCATCTTTGGTCTACCCAGGAGATTACCCATGACTAAGAAGGCCCCCAGCCCAGACCCCCCGGAGGACGAGGAGGATTGCCTTTACGAGGCCTTGGCCAAACAGACTCGATATTATCTGGATGCCCAGGGCATGACTGCCCTTCAATGTTTGTGGGCAGTCCAGAAGCTGGGAGATGAACTCCTGTGGCGGGCTCGGGAGGACGAGATTGAGCGGGAGGACTAGCGTTGAGGGAGTGGACAATGGCCGCAGCTATCTCGAAAGTGTCGCAGGACGCGAGCGGATCACGGGTATTCTTCCGCATGATAAGGAACGGTCCCGAGCCGTAAGACTCCAGGTAATACTCCCGCGCGCTCATCCCATCACCATCGAGACCATGGCCGCATGGCCGGCAAGTGCCTCCCCGCGGGTTCCGTAATTGGAAGTGCGCCCATTGAAGCGCCCGCCGAGTACCCGGGTCTCAAACATATGATCTGAGTGCGCGCCGCAGAGGCACATGCCGACGAACACGGTTGAGACGTAGACGTTTGGCGAGACCTCCTCGACAACAATGGGGGTGGTTGGCCCCTTGTTATCAATGAGCCAGTTAAACCACGCCCCCCAAGACTTGGCCTGCTCTGGAACGCCGGCGGCATTCAAGATCCACGGCGGCGGGGATTCAGCTTCAAGGTCCATTCTTGGCCTCCATGTGCTTGTCCATATCGGCCCGCAACTCGGCCATGGCCTT